CCATCCCCGTGGTCAATACGGAGAACATTGCCATCAACGTCCAACTCTGGTTGGTCAGCATCTGGGTCTGCATCCATCACCACAACGGTTTCTTGCCCCTCCACAGAGGGTAATTCTGGCTGTTCTTGATCAAGGCGTATGTTTGGGACAAGTCCGGGCGTCAGTGCCATGTGCGGGTTCCTGTAAGAATATCCCGCGCACTATAGGCTAATTATGCTTTATTCGCAAATGCCTCGTCGTCATCCTTGTCATCATAATCAAGGTCTGGTTTTTCCAAAGCCTCAATCATGCGCAACAATTCCAAACGCAATTCGTCCTTTGTGTCGCCCCAAGGCTTCACGGGATTGGATGTCATGCCCTGAACATTGCCGTTATTGTCGTAAAAAACTTCGTGAATGGCGTACCCAACGTCTGGATCGCCAAACAAGTTGCGGGTTTCATACTTAACTACCCGGTGATTCCACGTCATCATTTTTGCGTCCTTTCTAAAGACGCTTGCTTATTTACACGATATGCAAATCACCGTCAAGTGACCCTGCTAATGCTTGAATAAGACTTACCGCAACTTGTCTTTTAACGCGGTATTCGTGGTATTTGTTGTCTATAATCATAACAATTTTGATATATCCGTCGCCCAAATCCTTGGTAACAACGGAGTTAATTGTTTTAAGGTCGTCCCTCATATGCCAATTAGCCCACAATAGCCGTAGTCGTCACTGTATATCATGTCGTTTTCGCCTTCTTCATAATAACTGGCCCAACGCCACGCCGCGCAGTATTCTGAAACGCAAGGCTTGCCAAGGATTTGCCCGTCAATAACGACTTCTTTGCCGGGTATGCCATTGCCTCTTCCAAAGGGACAAATTACCTTGGACATTTCCTCTGGCGTCATAAAGTGGGGGTTGTCTGCCATTTAATTGCCCCCCTGAAACAAAAAACCCACTGGCTCACCCGTCTCATCGTCCAATATTTCCAACTCAAACACGCGATCTGTTGGGATATAGGCAATAAGAAGACTCTCAGGAAACGGGTCTTCCTCAGTTCTAGGCACGTTATTATAAAAAGCAATTCTGCCGTCGTAGACGCTGCACGAATCAGCCTTAACCGTCTTGTGGGTATGGCCGGAATGATCATACGGATTGAGTGTTATTGACCAAGTATGCTTAGGCATTATACTCTCCTTTGGTTAATTTTTACATAGCATGCAATTATACGGGATACAATGGCTGGTTTTCTTTACTACCCACAAATGCATTTTTACCAGCAAGTTCAGCAGTCCGCTCAGCGCCACGCTGAAGCATTCCTGTCCCTCGCAACCAATTTAGCGCCTGCGTTACCGTATCGTGTAAGTCATCATGTTTTCCCTTGGGAAATGTGGCGCATTGAGCCACAACCATTTCGGCCCAAACGCGGAACACCTCACCCGATGCGTCGGTCGGGGCCATTACCATTCCCTCAGAAAACAGATGTTGGACCGAATAAGTTCTGGCGACCTTATCCATGCCCTTCGGGTCAATTAACCTGACGCCATAATTTTCGTAGCCAAATAACCGACGCAATTCTTGACTGACGGAAATACCCGACGCCTTGTTCTCAATCAGCAAGTAGTCAATCTTCCACTCACGGGCAGACTGTCCGATTTTGTTGACAAGTTCGTGAAGTTCCATGCGGCCCTGCCATGCATGCATGAGGATTGCCTTGGGAACATCAGCTTCACGGTCTTCCGCAGAAATACGTTGCCAGTTTCCTGTCATGTCGCCGCCAATAATGCCGGATGCCGTACCAGCGTCACGGTACACGCCCCATACGGTGCAGGCAGAAAAGTCGCCCTCAAACTCCTTAGCGCCAAAAGCCGTGTCAACCGACGCAATTACAATCTCAAGGTTGTGCGGAAACTTTTCTTTCGTCCACTCGCCCCACCACTCGCGTTTTATAATACCGCCGCCTGCTGGCTCTGGGCGTTGTTGAAGCTGACCAGCCGCCGCGTATGGGCCAAGTGTCTTCTCCAAAAGGGTAACTTCGGTATCTCCAAATCGTTCAGGCCATAAGAGTTGACCCTCCTCAGTCCTTTCGTCAGTCCAGATAATTGGTTCGCCGTCATTAAATTCTGCGGGGACAAGTACATTGTAGGTTCTCCGTGCAACTTCAAACCGCATTGGCAAGCACAGGTGGGTCCACTCGCCAATGTCCTTGGAAAGAATATGCCCCGTAACATCATTCTCTGACAAGCGTTGTTGGATAACTATTTTTACGCCCTTTTTGGGGTCGTTAAGACGTGTTGACCATGCCATGTCCCACCACTCAATCGTGGACGCCACAATAGCCTCAGAATTGGCTTCCTGCGCATTGTTGGGATCATCCGCAACCAAATAATTACCGCCAAGACCCGTCGTGGCTGATCCAACCGACACTGTGTTGCGTATACCATTCTTATCATTCTGAAAGCGCGTCTTCGTATTCTGGTCGCCCACAAGCTTGAACCTGTCGCCCCACAGTGTTTGATACCACTTGCTCTCAATAAGACGCCTGCACTTTACCGAATCCTGCACGGAAAGATTCATGGCATACGAGGAATGCAAAAATTGCATACCCGGCCCTGACGTTGGAGACGACAAACTTTGAGTCCATACCCAAGCTGGGAACATAGTCCCAGTAATGGTTGACTTTGAGAATCTAGGCGGCACGTTGATGATTAAATTCCTAATATAACCATCAGCACAGGCCTGTAAATGCTCGCAAATAGCCTGCAAAGCAAAGCCGCCCTCAGCAAAGGGCGCGGAGTCAATCTCACGCCACGCCCTCTGGGTAAAGTTATACAAGCTTTCTTCGTAGTTAGCCGCCTTCAGCTTCCTACGCAGGATTCTTGCCTCGCCTTCAGATAGATTATTTACATCAAATGTCATGGAAACAGTTTACGGCCCATGAAAAACTATATCAAGCGGCGGCGTCTACAACCTTTTTAGGCCTTATGTCTTTTAACCGCTTCAGTGCGTTGTCAGGATAGGCGCGACTGATGTGCATGATGGAGCCAAGTTGCTCCACCTTTTTGCGGCGGTCTATGTATTTTCCCAAGTCATGGCTAATCAAGTCTTGCTCAATGTCACGCATAACTCCAACCGTCTTATTAATGGCCGACATAACAGATTGGTAATCCGTTTCCTCCGCATAAGAGGACTTAATAAGGTTTTCCGCCGCCTTTTCCGCCCGTGTCTGTGGAATACCCACGTCTTTTGGCTTTGGTCGCATGTTAAACTCGTCCAAGTATGCCATTACAAGGTCGTTAAGGGTTGTTAACGCCTCAACGCCGATTAAAGCTTGTTTCATTTTATTACCTTTAATTTTACTTTTGTTTTAAAGTTTGCTGGTTTGGCGTCTAAAACCTGATTTGCAATGTCTTTGCTATCCGCGTTGTATTGTGAACGGGATATTTTGGACAAAGCTTCATGCATGGTTTTTACTTCATCCATCATTTCATGAATAAAATCCGCCACATGGTCTAGATCAGCGTATCTACATTGTAGGCACAAATCCCAATAATCAGGCCATCGTTTCGTCATCATCACCACCCAGTAAATCGCGCAAGTCCAGCCAAAGTTCCACAAATCTATCGCGCATATTTTCGTAATGCCGTATTTCCTCAAGCCGTTCATCAATCAAGTCAGCGGCTGCCCACTCAAGGGTTGTTTCCTTGGGCCAAGAAGAAATACCAGTTTTAAGATTGCGTTCGCCGTCTTCACAATTTTGTGCTTGTTGACGCAATGCCTTAACTATTTCATTAGGAAACCGATACATAGGTCGCGTCGGGTCACCTTTTGTAGCTTCTTGTTCACGCAACCAAGCTTCATACCATTCTTTAAGCATACCCATCACTCACCCTCCTTCAGTGCGGTGCGAACAATAGCCTTAACTCTTTCATCGTTTTTTACATAAGGCAAAGCCCATCGCAAAGCATCCCGCAATTGTTCAATCTTGTTGGCGGCTTCTTGACGGGTTTCCAAAATGACCAACTCGGCAAACTTTGCAACATCTTCCAAATCAGCATGGCCGTTAATGAAATAGTGTCTGGGTGTTTCATGGTCTACGTAGTTCAACAACCCAGCATCAAGCGCGAGTTTTATAAATCTATCATCCATCACTCACCCTCCTTCAGTGCGGCACGGGCAATCTCAATACAATCATAAGGTTCATAATCTGTTTCATGTGTCAGTATTTCTCTCAACGCTTCCCGCAACCGCTTGTTTTCCGCTTCCAACAGATCATTATTTTCAGACAGTGCATTGATTGTATGAACGTCAAAATGCACTTCGTCACGCAACCGCTCAATCTCATTAGCGGCTTCATACGAAAGTTTGTAATCGTATTCTGGCTCGTCTTCTGTGACATGAAGAAAGGCATTTATGCGCCGCAACCGTTCTACAATATCCATCACCACTGCACCTCCCCGTTAATTACGACCTGCACATACCACCTGTCGCCGTCTTCGTTCTCCCACAGCGCCACCACGTTGTCGCCGTCCCGCTCATGGCGGACTATCCATTGTCTCATATTAATATCCTTATGGCATCCTCATGTGATGACCTGAGATGATTGCTCCCAGTTTTACATCATCACGACCTTTGAATGCTTCATCAGCGGTTTTGTATGCCTGACCTATATCTT